AGCAAGCCAAGTTTGTTTTTGGTCAGGGCGATGGAGATTACGACAGGAAGTTTGTGAGAAACTTGCCTCCGCAGATACCAACCAAGAACCGGTATCGCTTCTTTGCGAAGTTGCACAATGAGGATGGCACGGTTGAGCCGTGGGTTGACTGCTACTTTGTCAGCACCATCAACTGGATGCGTGACTGGTGTGACATGATGGGGCTGACGTTCCCGCTGCCAGATGATGTAACCAAACAGCCGTGGTGTTTTAGTGTGGTTTGGAACGAAGACACTGGCGAGATTGATTGCGTGAAGGCATATCTTCGCCACCGGTATGACGATTAATGCCGGAAATAAAATTAGACATAGCGGACATCGACAAGCGTTTTCGGGAGGCTAATGATATGGAGCGCGCGACATTTGAAAAAAATAAGCGCTCCCCATTGTCGCCAGCCACAAGACAAAAAAACCTTGAATGCGATACAGGCATAACGGTGTCTGGTAAAATTACAGTATAACCAACTGGAGATTATCATGGTCGAAGTAATCGAAATCATTTGTGCCGTTATTGCGGCAGCCAGCATTTTAGCTAACATTACTCCCAGCATCCGGGACAACGAGTTTCTTGAAAAGCTCGATCGAGCGGTTCAGCTTTTGGCCGTAAATCTGAGAAAGAACAAATAGCACATGACTGTAGGCTTCCCACTTACTTGGGCGGACGCAATCCAGATAGCGCTTCTTGTTCTGGTGCTTATTCGATGTGAATTGTTGCTGAGAAAATGATGTCAGAAGAATCAAAAGTTTTAGTCGATGTGGCAGCCGGGGGAGTTACTGTGGCCTCGTTCTTGAGTTATTTGCCAGAGATTTCTGCTGGCCTTTCGATTGTTTGGTTGTCGCTTCGTATCTACGAAACGATCCGGGAGATGTATCTAAGGTAACAGTATGCCCAATACGCATGTTCGGACTGGGAGGGCCGGTGAATATATTGCTGCTGGGATTATAACTACATTAGCTGATGTGGACGTAAACATTGTTACCCAACCTCACTACGACCTACTGGCACACTTTGAAGATTTTGATCTCAAGATACAGGTGAAGGCTTCCGGGAAAGTTCAGACCAATCCCCGCACATGCTCTTATCCGCATTTTAACTATAAAACATCGCGCGGTGTTAAACCCCACAGGGCGCTTGACCCCGACAGATACGATATAGCCTGCTTTATTGCATTGCCCTATCGACTCGCAATGTTTAGAATGTCGAAAGATGTGGTCACAACAACCACCAAAATCAAAACTGAATTATTCTCTGTCGAAGCAGAACAAGATAGCTGGTCTGACTGTATGGAACAGATAAGGAAACGGTAAATGTTCAAGTCTTTAATAGCGCCATTTACATCTATTGCCGGGCAAGTTCTGAAGACCCGCGCCGAGAAGTCTGAGGCAAAGCACAAGCTTGAGATGGCTGTTTTAGAAAACAAAGCCCGGCTCGCCGCCGCCGTAAGCGAACATAATAGCGAGTGGGAACTAGCTAACTTGCAAGACAAGGATAAGTGGCTTCGATGGTTTTCATACTCGATGTTCACAGCGCCTATTGTAATAACTGTTATAAGCCCGGAGTGGGGCAGGCAGATTTTCGTGAATTTAGAATATGCGCCCAGTTGGGTGGTAGAGGTTTGGATCGCAATGAACGGAGCGGTCTGGGGTCTTAGTTCATTGAAAAATGTTGTGCCAAGCGTTGTCGGGCAAATTAGAGGAAAAAAGTAATGGACTTTTTTGACGATGATGGCGAGTTCATCCAGCCAGTTACAATTGTGGACGAAGAGGTTGTCCATGCTGCAATTAACCAGCTTATTTTGCATGAGGGTATGCGAGAGAAGCCCTATCAATGCACTGCTGGAAAAACAACAATCGGCGTAGGTCGAAACCTAGATGACGTTGGGATTTCGGAAGATGAGGCCATGTATTTGTTGCACAACGACATGGTGGGGACGGTGCGTGAGTTAGTTGCTGTCTATCCGGGCTTCAGTGACCAGCTGCCAGCGCGCCAAGTTGCTCTGATAGATTTTGTTTTTAACCTTGGCATTACCAGAGCGCAAAAATTCAAAAAGTTTTGGAACGCGATAAACTGCGGCGATTATTTGCAGGCATCGAAAGAGCTTTTGTTAAACGGGGCGGGGGATGGCCCAAGTAAATACGCACAAGATGTTGGTCAACGTGCGTGGAGAGTAGCTGGGCAAATTAGAACAGGACGTTTTGATGTCGAACAAGTCGAAGACCCTTGCTGACCTAGAACTAAAAATTAGGGCAGCCAAGAGACAGAAGACAGCAATTGAGGCGCGGTCTAACTTTCTAAAATTCGTTAAGCTGACCATGCCTGACCCAAACGCTCCTGACGATATTGAGGAAAGTTTGTTTAAGGATGCGAAGCATCACAGAGCGCTGGCAAAGGTTTTGGAGAAGGTCGAAAAGGGCCACCATCCGCGCCTTATTGTTACGCTTCCTCCGAGGCATGGCAAATCTGAGCTTATATCTCGTCGGTTTATTCCGTGGCTGCTTGGACGAGATAGCTATCGAAACGTCATATTTGCTACATACAATGAAGACTTCGCTGGTGACTTTGGCGCAGATGTTCGCTCCATTATGCAGCAACCGACATATCGTCAGATTTTCCCGGACTTTAGCTTCCGTAAGGGCGGTGCTTCTAAATCTCGCATACAGACTGAGCGTGGCGGCTTGGGTGTTTTTGTGGGGCGCGGCGGCTCTATTACTGGTCGTGGTGGTGATTTTATTATTCTGGACGACCCGATCAAGGACTCGATAGAGGCGGGTAGCCCAACATTGCGCGCGCAGCTGTGGACTTGGTTCACTCAGGTTTTAATGACACGACTTATGACTGCGGGCGCATCGATTGTCATCGTGCAGACGCGCTGGCACGAAGATGATCTTGTCGGCCGGTTGACCGATCCGACCAACCCGCACTACTCGCGGGAAGAAGCTGAGAAGTGGCACGTTATCAATCTGCCTGCACTGGCGGAAGACGATGACCCCTTGGGCAGAAAGCCGGGTGAACTGCTTTGGCCGGAGCGGTTTGACATGGAGTTTATGGAGGCGCAGCGCCGCCTCGACAGTCGCGGCTTCTCGGCCTTGTATCAACAGCACCCGACCCCGGAGGATGGCGACTTATTCCAACGCTCCGACTTGCGTTTCTATGACAAGCCAGACAAGCCGAATGACTTGCGAATATACGCGGCATCCGACCATGCCGTAGGGACAGATAGAAGTCGAAATGACGCCACCTGTATGTTGATTGTTGGCGTTGATAATAATGATGACATCTACCTACTCGATACATGGTGGGACAAGCAGCCCGCTGACAAGGCTGTAGATGCGATGATTAGCTTGATTAAAAAGTGGAAGCCGCTGATCTGGTGGGCTGAGAAGGGTCACATAAGTAAGGCCATTGGCCCATTCCTTCGCAAGCGCATGGCGGAAGAGAAGGCATACTGCCGGATTGAGGAAGTAACCCCCACCGCTAACAAGGTTCAGCGCAGTCAATCTATTCAAGGCCGAATAGCGATGGGCAAGGTTTATTTTCCGAAAACATCACCGTGGACGCAAAAAGCGATAGATGAAATCCTAAAATTTCCTAACGCTCGACATGATGATTTTGTTGATACTATCAGCTATATTGGTATGGGATTAAACAGGTTCGCAACACCGGGCCAACAAATGCGCGCTCAAAGCGATGTGCCGAAGGTCGGCACTCTTGCTTGGATTAAGTATGACAGCAAAATGCGAGAGCGTGATCGCAAGGCTAGAGACGAAACGGGCGGCTTCTGATGGATGAAACAACACTTATTGTAGCTTCGGCCAAAGATGGTTCTGATAAAGAAGTATCGGAGAGCAGGAAGAAGTTAGTTAAAGAAATTCAAGGCCGCGTTCACAGCGCCAAGTCTCATTACAAAAATGAGTTTGACCAAATGCGCCGTGACATGGATTTGGCTTACAACGGGTTTGACAAGAGATTGTGGGATGACAGCAAGTATGTTGCCAACATAATTCAACGTCATGTTCAGCAGCGGACAGCTGCTCTTTATGCGAAAAACCCTCGTGCGGTTTCCAAGCGCCGCAACCGTAAAGACTACAGCATTTATGATGGGGATCAGGAGGCGCTGGCCGCCGCCCGCGCTGCCATCGATGTGGCGAAAAGAAACGGCCTAATTCCGCCGCCAGAAGCGATTGCGCTGGTTAACGACTTTCAATCAGTAGAGCGAAACAGGAAGATGTTGGATAACGTCTCTGAAACGCTTGAGTATCTTTTCCATTACTTCATGGACGAGCAATCCCCTAGCTTTAAAGCGCAAATGAAGTCACTGGTTCGTCGCGTCATCACAACCGGCGTGGGCTACGTTAAAGTTGGCTTTCAGCGAGATGTTGATCGCTCCCCGGAAGTAACCGCCAAACTATCAGACGCCCAAGCGCGCCTCGATCACATGAAGCGCTTGGCGCAAGAGACAGCTGAAGGCGATCATGGGTTAGACAGCGCCGAGGTCGAGGAGCTTCGCCTTTCGGTTGAGAGCCTGATGAACGAGCCGATGATTGTATTGCGCGAGGGTTTGGTTTTTGATTTTCCCGAAAGCACATCTGTAATTGTTGACCCTCAGTGTCGTCAGCTGTCAGGGTTTGTCGGTGCGCGTTGGGTAGCCCATGAGATGTATCTCTCGCCAGAAGAGGTAAAGGAAATATACGGTTGTGATGTCAGCAAGAAATACACGAAGTATGACATTACAGGTCGAAAGAATGACGAATATAGTAGTCGTCTAGTAGGTTCATCCGGCGAAGACCAAAAAGAAGAAGGGCTGTGCTTAATCCATGAGGTCTATGACAAGCCTTCGGGTCTTGTTTTTGTAGTCTGTGATGGCCACAAAGACTTCTTAAAAGAGCCAGCAGCCCCGGATGTTCACACTGAAGGTTTCTGGCCATTCCATTGCCTTGTGTTTAATGAGAATGAACACCGGGACAAAATCTACCCTCGCTCCGATGTGGATTTACTTGCCCCCATGCAGCACGAATACAACCGTGCGCGACAAGGGTTAAGGGAACACCGCCGGGCAAACCGTCCTAAATACGCTGCCCCAGCTGGAATGCTTGAACCGGAAGATAAGGCAAAGCTGAAAGATCACCCGGCAAACGCTTTAATCGAGTTGCAGGCGCTTGCTACAGGTCAGAAGGTAAACGATGTTATCCAGCCGGTGCAGCAAATAGGCATTGACCCTAACCTGTATGAAGTTCGCACAATCTTTGATGACGTTCAGCTGGTGGGCGGCGCGCAAGAGGCGAACTATGGTGGCGTAAGCAAGGCCACTGCCACGGAGACATCTATAGCTGAGAGTGCGCGAATGAGCAGTCTTGGCGCCCAGATTGATGAACTAGATAGCTTCATGTCCAATGTAACCCGAACAGCTGGTCAGGTTCTTTTGCTCGAAATGGGGCAGGAGCAAGTTCGACGCATCTGTGGGCCGGGAGCAGTGTGGCCAGAGATGAGCCGTGAACAGGTCATGGAGGAAGTCTTCCTTGAGATTGAAGCTGGCTCAACGGGCAAACCAAACCGCGCCGCCGAGCTTAGAAACATTGAACGCATTATGCCGTTCCTTATTCAGATACCGAACATTGACCCTCAATGGTTGGCAAAAGAACTAATCAAGCGATTGGATGACAAGCTGGACGTTGACGAGGCCATCCGCGTGAACATGCCGAGTGTCATCAGTCAAAACCAAGCTATGCAGCCGGGGACGGGCGACTTGAACGACCCCCAGCAGCAAGGAGGAAACGGTCAAAACAACGCACCCATTAGGCGAGGGTTGGCATCGCCTAACTCGCAAATGGATAGTCAGTAGTGGGCCGTATCATGCGTTTCGTTCTCCAAATCACAAGAGAAGGGGACGGAACTACCTTTAACCGTGGGGTAAGCGGATCACACCAATGGGCTGGTAGGTGGGGTGACTTCCATTTGATCAAGCGACACCCACACACTTGGAAGCTGCGTAAATGGCTAAAAAACTTACGAGCGAATATAAGCCGGTAACAAAAGTCCGACGCCGAAACAAAAAACGTCCATTAAATCACCGAAAAACATTAGGGCCGCGATCTAATTATCGTGTCCATTGACTGTTGATGCGTGTTGATAATCAACATATAATCAATACAACGCCGTAAAACAGTGTTCTAAAAGGACGATAACTATGATCGATGAAAACGATCTGGAGATGGAATCGTCACCTATCTCCGATGAAGGCGAAGTTGCGGAGTCGCCTACCGCTGCCGACGAAACTGAAGACGAACTCCTTGCTGTAGTGCAGTCTGCATTACAAGAGGACGAAGCTGAAGATGCGGACTCGTCACCCGAAAGCGATGAGGAAGTAACTGAAGAAGTTGCTGCCGAAGCTGTTGAGGGAGAGGGCGAGCCATCTGACGAAGATGGCGACTATGAAGATGTCCCCTTTAATCAACACCCCCGGTTTAAGGAACTCATTGCCGAAAAAAACGAGTTAAAGCCATTGGCAGATAACTATCGGCAAATCACCGATTATCTGTCTGACAATAACATCGACGCTGATGAGGCGGCCACAGGCTTCCAAATCATGGCGTGGATTAAGAATGATCCGGTTAAAGCAAGGGAAGCCCTGCAACCGTGGATTGACGAGTTGGACTTACACGCCGGAAATAGACTTTCGGACGACATCCAGCAAAGAGTTGATCAAGGTTACATGGACGAAACTGCGGCAGCGGATTTGCAAAAAAGTCGAATGGCAGCTGACATGGCACAAGCTCAACAAGTTCTTATGCAAGAGCGGTTGAGCGAAACCAGTCAGCAAAACCAACTCAATGATTTGGCATCTGTAGTAACTGATTGGGAAGAGCGGAAGCAAGCATCTGATCCAGATTATGGCCTCAAGCAAGATGAAATGGATGACCGTGTTAAGGCGCTCATTTCTGAGTTTGGGCAACCAGCCACACCCGAAGAGGCTATTCAGTTAGTTGAGGCGGCTTATGGCACGGTTAATCAGCGTTTCGTTACGAGGCGACCTCAGAAAAAAGCGGTAAGAACGGCATCCGGTGGAAACCCCGCCGGTAACCCATCCGCTGATCCAG